AGGATTAACTGTAAAAATAGCTGGAGACAGAACTTTCGAAGATTGGGCTGTTAAAATCTATAATGATACAGAATTCTCAGCAAGAACTGCAGTTGAAAATTGGATGCAAGAAATTGTACCAATGGATAGCTCAACAGTATCTTCTACTGGTTTTGAATATATGGTCGATAAAGCGACTATATCTCAACTAGGAAGAGATGACAAAGTACTTGCTACTTATGAATTCTATAACATGTGGCCGAAAACTCTCGGTTCAATTGAAATGGATTCAACAGGTGGTGATGCATTGACAACGACTGATGTAACATTCTCATATTCACATTTTGAAAGAACTCTGTAAAAAGAGTCTTTCTCAAATGATATAAATATAAGTATGGAACTATTCGGATTAGAGATAAAGAGGAAGAAGGGAGACGAAGCTCGTGCTACGAGTTTCGTGCCACCTCAAAATGATGGGTCGGTTATTGAAATCGGCAAAGACAAAGGTATGGGTGGATTCGCTTCCACTGGTGGCGTTATTGGTCAATTTATTGACATGGAAGGCGGTGTAAAAACTGAAGCCGACCTAGTCGGTAGATATCGAACAATGGCACTAGTACCTGAATGTGATAGCGCGATTGAGGATATTGTTAACGAATCATTATCATCAAACGACTTGGATGCACCTGTAGCGATTAACTTAGATAGAGTTAATCACTTTTCAGACAGTATCAAAGATAAAATTCGTACTGAATTTGACGGAGTTTTAGAATTATTAGGATTCAGAGAACTCTCACACGACATATACAGAAAATGGTATGTTGATGGAAGATTGTACTACCACAAGTTGGTAGATACCAAGAATACAAAAAGAGGTATTCAAGGCTTAAGACCGATTGATCCTCAGAAGATCAGAAAGGTCAGAGAAGTTGATAAGGATAAAGACGAGAAGACTGGTGTAGAAGTTATTAAAAGTATTACTGAATATTATATTTTTAACGAACAAGGTTTTGACAAGAGTGGTAATAACACAGGTCAAACAGTAAGAATCAGTAACGATGCTGTAACTCATGTTACATCTGGTTTACTTGATTACAATCAGAAAGTAGTAGTCGGTTATCTACATAAGGCTATGAAGTCTGTAAATCAACTAAGAATGTTAGAAGATGCTCTAGTTATTTACAGAATATCAAGAGCTCCTGAAAGAAGAATCTTCTATATTGATGTCGGTAACTTACCGAAAGCGAGAGCTGAACAGTACTTGAAAGAAGTACAGACTAGTTATCGTAACAAGTTAGTGTATAACGCTGACACAGGTGAAGTTAAAGACGATAGAAAGCATATGAATATGCTTGAAGATTTTTGGTTACCTCGTAGAGAAGGTGGTCGTGGAACAGAGATTACAACACTACCAGGTGGACAAAATCTCGGTGAGATTGAAGATATTTTATATTTTCAAAAGAAATTGTACAAGTCTCTTAATGTACCAATTTCAAGATTAGAGACAGAAACTTCGTTCGCCATAGGTAGAGCGACAGAGATTTCTAGAGATGAAGTTAAGTTTTCAAGATTTGTTGATAGACTAAGACTGAAGTTCTCTAGGTTATTTGATGATGTTCTGAAGACTCAATTGATATTAAAGAATATTGTATCAGAAGAGGATTGGAAGAAATCAAAAGAGTATATAAGTTATGACTTTCAGAAAGATGGTCATTTCGTAGAACTCAAAGATGCAGAGATATTACGAGAACGTGTAAATACTCTTGAACAGTTAGACTCCTTTGTTGGAAAATACTATTCACAAGCATGGATTAGAAAGAATGTTCTTAGACAATCCGAAGCTGAAATCAGAGATATCGATAAAGAGATAGCTGCTGATAAAGCTGCAGGTGGTGGTGAAGATGATGAAGAGTTTTAAAATAGGATAATATTATGACAGATAAGACAAGAAATTTTGTTGACCAAGTAGTTGACGGCAATAATGTAGAAGCTGGTGAGACATTTAAAAATGTAATGCAAGATAAACAATTAGATGCTATTGATTTAAAAAGAGTCGAAATGCAACTTGATTGGATGAAGACTAACACACAAGAGGAATAACAATGAAATCGTGGACTCAACCAGGAGACAACTTTTTTAAAGAAACAATTACAGAAGGAGTTAGAGTTAATAACTTACCTGATAATCCAAACGATAGGGTTGGTTCAGCTGTAGATAGACACAAAGAATGGTCACACATCTATGTAGAGAAAATGGATAAAGACTTGGCCAAAGTATTTATAGATGAGAATCTTCTTGGAGAATTATTAGACGGTAAGGTATTCCCTGGTATTAAACTTAGAGGCAGATTGGACAGAAAAGTATGGGGTAATATCGGTAAAGATAAAAAAGATGTACAATGGAAACAAAATACATTAATTATTACTAATAGTAAATTAGGAAGACTCGGAAATGAAAATGATTCAGGATCTCCATCAGCTGATATCGATAGGTTTTCAAATCATCTAGCTGATTGGATAGAATCTTACGGACCGTCTAACGCGAAGATTGGTTCATTACTAAATTTACAGAGATAAGAAATGAAAACATTTATACAACTTACAGAAGCAACAGCGTTTGAAATGATGCAAGATATCGTTAAAAATAAAAGTGCTAAAAAGATTGAAGGTACATTGGTAGACATGTTTACTGCTAGTGTTGTAGTCAAAGCTTATAAACTTGTTAACGATGCCAACAAAAAGAAAATTGAAAAATCTAAACTAAACTCTTTAGTAGCTATTGCACAGAAAATAATGGGTATGAAAGAAGAAGACTTAAAAGAAGATGCAGAATTATTATCAATAGTTAGAGAATCAAAAGGTTAAAAATGAAATCATTCGTACAATTAAGAGAAGAGTTAAACGAAGTTAACTTTAAGCAAGACATGAAGAAGAATCATCTCTCTTCTACTAAGATTAAAACAACAGAAATACATTATCATTCTGAAAAACCTGGTTCAAAGAAAGTTCGTGTATTTGTCAAACCTAAGACAGCAAGAGAGTTTGAAGAACTAGGAATATTCAAAGACATGAATACAGCTAAGAAATCAGCTGAACAGTTTGTTAAACTCATGGGAGAAGACATTGATGAAGGTGTCAGTCTTTGGAAAGAGTTTAGAATTAAAGCTGAAGACTCAATCATCAAAGAAGATGATTCACTTCAAGAAGCTGAAATTCATTACAGAGTTAAGAACATGCAAAAACCTGAAGTTGATAGATTCCAACAGGCAGGTAGAATGATGAAATTGAAAGTATCATTTACAGTTAAAAATAGAGAATCAATAATAGTTATGACAGGTACTAAAAAGAATCTTAGAGATTTTGATGGTGTTGCTAGAGGTAAGTCCTCATACGGTGACCCTTCAGCTATTAAACATTTTGATGAAGATAACTTAGATGAATTCGGTGGACGAGGTATGTCTGCTGCTGATAAAGCTAATCTTCGTAGAAGAATTAAAGATAAAGGTAAAAAGAGGTAAACATGAAACTAATATCAGAACAATGGTCAGATGATGTAAATTATCTAGTCGAAGAAGACCCTAAGACAGGCAAGAAACATGCTTTTATCGAAGGTGTAATGCTTCAGACAGAAGTAAAAAATAAGAACGGTCGTATCTATCCGAAAGAAGTGATGCAGAAAGAAGTAGCTCGTTACAACAAAGAATATGTTGAACAAAACAGAGCATACGGTGAATTAGGACATCCAGAAGGACCAACAATTAATTTAGAGAGAACATCTCATCTAATAACAAGTTTAAAAGAAGATGGAAATAATTTCATCGGAAAAGCAAAGATTTTATCTACCCCTATGGGCGAAATAGTCAAGAACCTTCTTAATGACGGTGCAAGACTCGGAGTCTCTAGTAGGGGAATGGGTTCAATCAAAGCCAACAACAAAGGTGTAAACATGGTTCAATCCGATTTTCAGTTAGCAACAGCTGCTGATATCGTTGCAGACCCGTCAGCACCTGACGCTTTCGTAGATGGTGTCATGGAAGGCGTTGAGTGGATTTGGGATAATGGAGTTATTAAAGCGAAACAAATAGAAGAATATAAACATTCTATTGCTCGTGCTAGGACTCATAAACTTCAAGAAGTCAAGTTAAGTGTATTTTCTGACTTTCTGAAACATTTATAAAACATAAATAACTAATACAAACAATTAGTTTTAATAGGAGTATTCTAATGTCAAGTTTAGAAAACACAATAGGCGAAGTAATCGCAGAAGCAGCTGATATTCAGCACAAAGTCCCTGGTAAAGGTGACTCCGCTCCTGTAGCTATGTCTAATCCTGATGCAGACGCTGAAAAGAAATCGTCAGAAGCAGTAAAGAAAGCTGGAGATGCAACGAAAGAAGCACCGAAGACTAACAAAGCTGACTCTGGAGATAAATTAGAAGTTGTTGCTGATGGTAAAACAGAAGTACAAAAAGGCAAAGCAGTTAATCAAGAAGAAGTCGAAGGACTTGATGAAATGACTAAATCTGAAATGCTAAAAGCAGCTGTAGATAAAATGAAGGAAATGTCCGGAAAAGATTTACAAGCTATGTACAAAAAGATGGAAACAGCCGACAAAGATGGCGAAGATGACGAAATGTCAGAGTCACTAAGTCGAAATGCTATAATTAGAAAAGTAGTAGAATCTTTAAAAGATCAAGATATCTCTGAAGTATCAAACTTCTTTACAGAATTGGATAACGATTCTGATGAAGGTGATTCAAAAGAGAAATTAAAACAAACCACTAAAACTGAAGATGATTCAGTTGACGAAGGTGAGTTACCTGATGCTTTGAAAAAAGCTATCGCTAAGAAAAACGGTGATAAAGAAGAAGAAGAATCAGTTAAAAAAGAAGAAATAGAAATCGATATGACAGACGACATCAATGCACTAGTTGCTGATGAAGACTTGTCAGAAGAATTCAAATTAAAAGCTAAAACAATTTTTGAAGCAGCGGTTGCATCAAAAGTTAAAGAAGCTATGACTGAAGCTGAAGCTAAGTTAGAAGAAGAAACAACACAAAAAATCGAAGAAATCAAAGATGATTTAACAGAGAAAGTTGATTCTTACTTGAACTATGTTTCTGAAAGCTGGGTCAATGATAACGAATTGGCGATTGAGAGAGGACTAAAGTCCGAACTAACAGAAGATTTCATCAATGGTTTGAAAAAACTATTTGAAGAACATTATGTTGAAGTACCAGAAGACAAGTTTGATGTAGTTGAAGAACTAGCAAACAGACTTGACGAAATGGAAGATAAGTTGAACGAAGAAGTTGCTAGCAACATTGGCGCTCAACAAGATATCGAAGAACTTCAACGTGAAAAAATTATTAGCGAGTCATCTAATGACCTAGCTGATACTCAGGTGGAGAAGCTTAAAGCTTTAACAGAAGATGTAGATTTCGAAAATGTAGAGAATTTCAAAGAGAAAGTATCAACATTAAAAGAATCATACTTCGGAATTGAAAAAGTGGAAGCTGTCTCTGACGATAGTACTGTAGTAAGTGAAGATGCAGACTTTTCAGGAAAGGGCGATATCGCAAAACCTGTTAATGAGTCTATGTCACAATACACTTCTGCATTAAGTAAATTTTCTAGACTTGAAGGTAAGACTTCGAGCTTAGAAGAATAAAAAAGGAGAGATAAACAAATGTTTATGTCAGAAAACTTACAAGAAAAATGGGCTCCAGTCCTCGAACATAAGGATCTTCCGAAAATTGAAGATAATTATAAAAGAGCTGTAACATCCGTTATACTTGAAAACCAAGAAAGAGCGATAAACGAAGAAAGAAGTGCGATGAATGAAGGCTTCGGTAGTGGAACAGGTTCTGTAGCAGGAGCTCCCGGCGGAGCAACAGCAAGTGCAGCAAACTGGGATCCTATCTTAATTTCTTTAGTTCGTAGAGCTATGCCAAACTTGGTAGCGTACGATATATGTGGTGTTCAGCCAATGACAGGACCAACTGGTCTTATCTTTGCAATGAAAGCTAGATATGTTGATTCAACTTCAGCAACTGCAAGAACTGAGGCTTTATTTAATGAAGCTGATACAGATTTTGCTGGTGGTGGAACTCATGCAGGAACCGATCCGTTCCAAGCTAGTTCAGCCAACGCTGCAGTTCAAACAGGCTACACAACTGGTGCAGGAGTTGCTACGGCGACTGCTGAAATAGACGCGACTATCCCAGAGATGTCGTTCTCGATTGAAAAAGCTACGGTTACAGCAAAAAGCAGAGCGCTAAAAGCTGAGTACACAATCGAACTAGCACAAGACCTTAAAGCAATTCATGGTCTAGATGCTGAAACAGAATTAGCTAACATTCTGTCTGGTGAAATCCTAGCGGAAATCAACAGAGAAGTTGTTAGAACAGTAAATTCACAAGCTAAGATAGAAGGCGTTCAGTCTGAACCTAACTTAACTGGAACTGCTGTAAATGGACAATTCAACTTAGATACAGATTCTTCAGGAAGATGGTCAGTTGAAAAATTCAAAGGTTTAATGTATCACATTGAAAGAAATGCAAACGTTATAGCCAGACAAACACGAAGAGGTAAAGGTAACTTTATCATGTGTTCATCTGATGTAGCTTCTGCACTTGCAATGGCTGGTGTATTAGATTACGCTCCTGCATTGAAAACGAATTTATCCGTTGACGATACAGGTGGTACATTTGCTGGAGTCTTAAATGGCACTATCAAAGTGTATATCGACCCATACTACACTAAAGTGTCTACAAGACCTACTGGTGTAACTGGTGGTGAAGGATATTGTACAGTCGGTTATAGAGGATCTAATCCTTTTGACGCTGGTGTATTCTATTGTCCTTATGTACCATTACAAATGGTTCGTGCAGTTGGTGAAAGTAATTTCCAGCCAAAAATCGGTTTCAAAACTAGATATGGTATGGTTTCAAATCCGTTCGTAGGTGCAGCACCTGCAGATGGACTAGCAACAGCTAGTACTAACTCTTACTACAGAAGTTTCGAAGTTTTAAACCTTCTATAAACCGAATAGTAATAAAAACATTTTTTGTTTTAAAGAGCTCGAAAGAGCTCTTTTTTTTGGCATAAATATAAGTACAATGACAGAGATAACAGCAATGAAAACATTCGATAATTTACTCAGTACATATATGCACGATAATCGAAAAGCAGAAGTACATAGAGTAGGTCAATCTTTTGGTATAAGAA